TAGCTCGTAGTAGATTTGCCGTTAGTGTATACTTGTACAGTTCGCGTCCACAAATACATACCTTTAACCAAAACAGGCATGTTACTAGCCCACGTTGCTGGTTCAGTGGTTTCAGACGTGCTAAGACCATACGTGATAACAGTATTAGCAATGCCATTTCCGGTCGCTCCAGTCTCACCCATTTTAGCCACGCTATAGCCAGTCTCACTAGTATTGTCCGTGTACGTCCATACAGTCTTAGTCCAAAGATAGTTACCTGCGCTGACACTTGGAATAGTGCTAGACCAGCCAGATGTCGGTTTAGTCGTACCACTCGTTGAACTTGCATAAGTGATTGTGGTTGACTTGATACCTACACCGTCCTTACCAGCGATACCATCATTTCCATCGTTACCGTCTTTGGCGATGTAAGTTTTCTGATAACCAGTTTCAGATGTGTTGTTGGTGTACGTCCATACAGTCTTAGTCCACAAGTATTTGCCTTTCGTCAACGTTGGCACTTGGGCTGTCCAGCTCGTTGGCTGTGTGGTTTCTGACGTGCTTAATCCGTAAGTTACGACTGTTGATTTTAAACCTACGCCGTCTTTTCCGGGCAAACCGTCATTACCATCAGCTCCGTCAGCGCCATCGTTGACGTTCGTCAGCGTGATTTCAGTCGTTGCTACTTCATTGTTGCCAATGTATGCAGAGACGGTCAAAACAGCGGTATCTTTGATAGTGCTAGCTTTAGCAAGGTACTGCATGGCGACAGTAACGTTTCCGTCAAGCGCCCAGCGCCAAGAGACGTCAGACGCAAGCAACTTCTCGCCCTTGTAAAGATTGGCTTTAAATAGCGATTCTCCCTCGCTATTCTTAAACGTTGTCCCGTTGTCGCTTGAAATTTTGATAGTGTACGGTACTGCCGCTTCTGCCATCTCTTCCATTCGAGCTAACAAGTTAGCGTCTACCTTGTTTTCTAACTCTTTAAAATTAGTAAAGACTGTTCTATCTTCGTCAGGATTTGAAAAACTTCGGTGAACCTCTGAGGCACGCATTTCTAAAAGCAATGTCGGGAAGAATTGGTCATCTCGAACCTTAACGGTGTCACCCGGCTCTAAATCAGCGTCTCCTTTGACTTCGTATGTGACGGTTGGATAACAGCCGGCTTTCAAAGTTTTGAGGGCTGTAGCTTCTAGAACTGCTTCGTCTGTCGTTTCAACAGAGATGTCTTTACGAATCCAGTTATCGCCGATAACTTTCCCGTTTAGGACTGCTGGATAAAGCTTTTGAGACAAAGGCGCGTAAATATTCCCGTTCTTGACATAAAACTCAACTTCACCGTCAGAGTTCTTCCACTCTTTGGTTCTGTTAGGGTCGATTACAGTCTTGACTGTTTCCTGAACGTCTTCCGTGTATGTTTCTTGAACGGGTACGGTTTTAGTAACAGTTTGACCGCCTACAGTCTTACCAGCTACTAATTCTGGTGGATAACACAAGGTCTGAACACCAGCCATGTAAGCATTAAGATTATATGTATTCTCAACGATGTACATACGACCTGCATAGTTCTGCTCTAAAACTGTGATATTAGAGCCGTTAATTGATTTGATAATTGCTGTATGTCCGTAAATTCCAGTCCAAAACGGTGAACCATAATTAGCTTTAATATTTACGATTGCCCCAGCTTTAGCCTTTGAAACTGAGCCAGCTTCAACGCCCCAACCAAAAGCGCCCCAACGGTAATCTGTACCGATGTTAGAAGCGGCGATACCTGCACCAATTCGACCACTAATACCAGTAACACCTCCACCCAGCCCAGGACCACCTAGCAAACTAGAATATAAAGCAGACAGAGCATAACATTGCCCTGTCCCTACTCGTTGCCCTTTACGACTTTCGATATTTCGTAAAGCGTTCTCTGTATTCGTAGCACCGCCACTAGAAACCGTAACAGTCTTGTTAACAGTACGTGTCTTAGTGACTTTATGAGTGACTGTTCTGTCGCTACCGGTTGGGTGAATCATATTGAAAATAGTCGTTTTATCGATTGTACGTGTAATACTTTCGATATTATCGTCGTAAGCCAAAATGATGTCATCACGTCTTGCGCCGACGCCTTGGTGGGTGTCATCGTGCTCCTTAAAGACATTCAAACGAAAGACTTTTAAAGAACTATCGTCGTTTAAGTAAGTTTCAAATGCAATTTCAGCGTCAAAGTTGTTTGCTAACGAAATCAAGCGCTTAAGCTTAGTGTCTTGCCCAGTCCATTCAAGAGTTCTTTTCTGGTCTGAGATTTCATTGATGCCAAGTTTTAACGCTGCAAAGTCTAACAAGTCAAGCTTCTTACAATATTCTTCAAAAGTGTAAGCTTTGTCAGCCTTGTAGGCATTGGCGTACTCGTTTAACAGTTCAAGATTCAAGTTCTCGCAAGAACATGTGATAGAATTCTCATCTTCAACTGTCTTCATGATGTTAAACAGATAAGCACGTCCGTTGTCATGAAATGACACAAAAGAGCGTTCGTTCAAAGTCTGATAAACACGTCTGTTATGAGTGTCTAAATCAAGATTCTTTTTATCGACCGAAAAGTCAAAAGTCGCGGAACCTGTTTCAAGGTAGCGCGACCATAAATCATCATAAAACTCTAGACCTTGCGTATTTTCTTCGTTATCCAGAAATCCAACACGTTCAAGGTTATGGTCTAAAATGCTTAGTAGCATTAGCTCCACCTTTCTTCAAATTCGATTGACGCCGTAGGTGTCTTCTGACACCAGCTTGACGTCGTAAGTATTACTTGACTCTTGCCCCTTGGGATTTTCAAGAAGTCAGAGCCGTCTATCATCTCTTTAGCGCTCTGAATTCCGTTAACCGATATTGTTTTATTCTCGCTGTTGACTTCGACTGTGCTGCCCATTGTATAGCGATTGGGAATATCTTCCCATGTAGGCACTTTATTAGCTTGAAAGAGAACGTCGCTAACATACATACGAGTAACCAAGGCGTGACCAGAGAAACCGCCTAAAATAAGGTGAATATTAGCTGTTTTCTTGCCTTTAATTGCTGGAATTGTGTATGGATTACGACCACCCCACCAGTAAAAGTCAACTACGTCATCTTTTCGCAAAATGTCTGAAAATCCTCGTGGTTCGTTGAACGGGTTGTCTTTATCGTACTGTGTATCCCAAAATCTAATACTTTTTAAGATTGTGTAGCCACCTTTGTCGTCGGCACCGAGAAAGTTATACTCACAATCCAATCCTCTTGCGCGTTTAAAGGTTTCGACACCGTATAAGAAAGTACCCTCTGCGTCAGTAGCGATTACTTTAATGAAACCATATTGATTATCAAGTAATCCCGGACCACTCCAAAACAGTTGACGCCACCAAATATAGTCGTACAGCGTAGTATTTGTGACAGGAAAAGTTAAACTTCCTGAACTATTAACACCATTTTGCGAGAATGCTTGCAAATAAACATAATTTCGACCGTTGAAATTTGTAGTTCCTAGCGTTCCAGTGAGGTTTTCCGCAACGTTTGATATAGCTTGATTCTTAGCACCGTTCTGGAAACCTGTCAGAATCTTACTGTCTCGATAATCGAAGTCAAGTACGGACTTTTCAACGGTTTTTCCGTCCACTTCTTCTTTGCTGCCTAAAGCCATCGCAGCTGTTGCATTAACCATGCCAAGATAGCCGTTGTCGCTGTTAGATTTAACTTTGATAATTGGCAAAGCGGTCTCAGTTCCTTTATTTTCCACATCAAAGATAATCTGCTCACCTTTGACAGTCGGATTCTCAAAACGCTTGTAAGCCACGCTGTGAGCCACGCCATCGAACGACTCAAACTCTAATGTCAACTCTGCTTCTCTGACTGAACTTGATGGTTCAGGGAATTTACTGATAGTCGCGAGATAATAGCGGTCTGGTTGGTCACTAAAGACCAATTTAGCCGGATAATCTGCAAAGATGTCGTTTAAAATATCGATTTTATCTAAGACGTCGCCTTTGATAAAAATATCGACTTTGATTGTTTTCCCACCTCGTCGCTGACGCTTAAAAGACAGGCCACGAGTTGCGACCTGCCTTGTTTCATTTGTGATGTCAGCGATTCCCGGACGATGTATTTTTAAGACCGTGAGATAAGGTCTACACCGTTGTAGGACATTGTTTTAAAAACTTTTTCCAATTATTAAGAACCTCCTCTTAGTCGTAAGTTGCGAGCTTCGGAAGCTGCAATCTTAGCTTGGTACTTGCGATAAGTCTTCCCAACAAGTGTGTCGCTGTCAAGGTACACATCAAGCTCTTTATCCAGGATTTCTTCGAGCACTCCAAGTATTTGATAAAGCACTTCGACGCTTTCAGATTCTCCACTTGTTGCGTCAACAATTCCTCGACCGATTCCAGCCAAGGTTTTATCATTTAGTGGCAAGACAGCTTCATCACCAGCTTCACCACCAACCATCGCCTTATCGCCGTTCATACCAAATAGCGTAGGGCTAGTCATGATACCACCTTTTTTATAGAATTCCACACCAAGCGTTGGAATCTTACCTTTTAAGAGGTCTCCAATTCCCCAACCTGCTGGTGAAATGCTAAAGTGTGGCATTGGAATGTGTGGCCATGAAATACTGAAATTAAAGAATCCCTTAATAGCGTCAATTGCATTTCTGACAGCGTCTCTAGCTCCGTTGATTGCATTGGAAATCGTATCTTTAACGCCATTCCAAATACTTGAAGCGGTGCTTTTGATAGTATTGAACGCATTCGAAACAGCGTCCTTAATTCCATTAAATACATTCGAAGCTGTTGACGAAATACTATTCCACAAACCAGATAAGAATGACGAAATACTATTCCAAACGCTTGAAGCTGTTGAGCTAATAGTATTCCAGAGCGTGCTAAAGAATGCACTTAAAGCGCTAAAGACCGTAGTAGCTAGCGTTACAATACCATTCCAAAGTGTTGAATAGAACGTAACAAGAATATTCCAGTACGTTTGAGCTACTATTACAATACCGCTCCACAAAGCGCTAAAGAACGAGCTTAAAGCATTGAAAATTGGCGTAGCTACTGCTAAAATACCGTTCCAAATTGTGGTTAAAGTCAGAACGAAACCTTGCCAAACGCTCATTGCAAAAGCGACAATAGTATTCCATACCGCTGTTAACGCTGAACTGATAGCGTCCCAAACACTTGTCGCAACTGATTTAATTCCTTCCCAAAGACTAGAAAAGAAATCAGCTATGTTTTGCCAGAATCCTTGTGTAAATGCCCAGAACACTTCCCAAGCGGTTCGTAAAGGCGTGTAGATTGCTAACCAAGCTACTTGGAAAATAATTGCAATACTCACCCAAAGAACGTTGAAGAAGGTTACTAATCCATTCCAAACCGCTTGCGCCGCGCTAACAATTGAATCCCAAGCACTTGTTAAATCGTTTTTAACACCTTCCCAAGCGCTAGATACAGAATCTTTAATAGACGTCCAAAGATTACTGAAGAAGTCCACTAGACCTTGCCAGATTTGACTTGCGCTTGATACGAGTGACTGCCATGTCTCACTTAGCCATTGCGTGAAATTCTTCCATATCTCTTTACCAGTTTCAGTTTGACTAAAGAACCAGATAAGCCCAGCAACTGCTGCTCCAATCGCTACAATTAGGATTGTAAATGGGTTGATAGCCATAACTGCGTTGAAAGCTGCCATTGCTCCTGTTCCTGCCACGGTAGCGGCTGCGTGAGCACCCTCTGCCGCTGTCAATGCTCCGGTTTTGACTGCACGAGCAATCATTAAACCATTTGAAACACCTAAAACAACATTTCTAGCTGCTTCTACGCCTTTGATGACGCTGGTGACAACCTTGTAAGCCGTCCAAGCGCCTGTAGCGCCGACAATAGCAGATTTAAACACATCTACAGACGTACCGCCCTGCTTGAACCAAGTAACGAAATCCTTAACACCGCCCGTTGCGTCTGCTAAGAAATCAGAGACACCTTTGATAGCGTCTTTTAAGCCGTCAACCTTTCCTTTGCTGTCGTCAGCGCCAGAAAAGCTACTGAAGAACTCGCCAACCATGCTTGCGACTTCCAAAATAATCTGCTTGATATTCTCGTAGGCTGTTTGAAGACCTGAAAACTCAGGCGGAACTTGCGAGAAGATTTTGTCTAAGAAAGCGATAAAATTATCCGACACTTCCGGCAAAATTGTATTAAACAGAATATTAAAAATCATTGGAAGGATGCTAAAAAGCGCCCCCAACAACTGTGTAGCACCATCAATCAAAGCTGGAAGTATTGTTTGAAGTAAACTTGGTAGATATGCTGAAAGTTGAAGAAGAACTTGTGTAAGCCCCTCGATTACTCGTGGTAACGCCTCTTGAATTCTTGGAATAATGTTGTCTAACACTCGTCCAAACGAATAAGTAACATTATTGACTAATTTTGCTATATTTTGGTCAGAATCAGCCATACCAGTAAGCAAATCAGTCCACGAAGCTTTCAACATTCCAATAGAACCAGAAATAGTCTTCTCAGCTTCTTTTGCTGTTGTTCCAGCAATACCCATTGATTCTTGCATAACGTGAATAGCTTCAACGACATCAGCAAACGAATCGATATTATAGTGGATACCGCTGATTTTCTCAGCTTCTTTCAGCAAACGCTGCATTTCTTCTTTAGTACCACCAAAACCTAGCTTCAAGTTATCCAACATGGTATAGTTTTGTTTAGCAAAACCTTGATATGCGTTTTGGATAAGGTCTATCGAAGTACCCATCTTGTTGGCGTTGTCTGACATATCAACTACTGCTTTATGTCCGACTTCTGCGGCTTTTTGAGTGTCGCCGCCCAAAGATTGAACCAAAGACGCACTAAAGCTGGTAATGGTTTCCATGTAAGCGTTGGCTGACAAACCAGTTTCTTTGAAAGAGTTTCTAGAATGTTCCATTACAGCGTCTTGCGCTGATTGTAACTTATTGAATTCTTCCGAAGCGTCCTCGACACTTTTTTCAACGCTTTGAGCGTATTCTTCAAGACTTTTTCCACCAGTACCAAAAAGCGTTTCAACACCACCGACCAACTGTTCGTATTCAGCATAATTTTTAACTGCTGCCACCGATACAGCGCCAAACGCTGCTGCTCCTGCAGCAAGACCAACGCCGATAGCTTTCCCAGCTTTGACAGCTAAGTTGCCAACACCACTAAAAGCCTTTCCGATTTTTCCGTGAGCTCCTTCAGCTTTACCGGTCGTCTCGTCGATAGCCTTATTGGCTTCTTGGTTTTTGATACCGATTTTTCCGAATAAGCTAAATAGTTCCATCTACATCTCCTTTCTTGTCATTGTTCAAAATAAACTCAGCCATTTCGATAGCTTTCTTATCTTTCTCGACTGACTGCTTCTTGCCTTGACATCCTTCAGGATGAAGATTATTGTTGATGAACTCGCCTAAACTCAATTCGGTATCTTTAGCCAACCAAATATCTCGCAACTCTTCTTTTTGAGTTTCGTTGACTAAATACACTAAAAAATCCAACGTTTGCCCTAAGGTCATAGTCCCTAAGACAAGCATTGGATTGGCATATCGTTTAAATAATAAATCTTTTAATCTAAATTCTGTTAGCTTAACACTGACGCAATAGATTTGAAAAAATCTTTAAGTTCCTCTTTCTTGAAGAAAGCAGTCAATAGTTTTGTGTAGTTAATCATGCTAAGCGAATTGATTTCAGAAACTTCTTTACCAGTTAAATCAGCAAGAAAACTGTTTATGTCATCTTTTGCTTTATTGATATTTTTCATAACAGCAAAGACAAGGCCGGCAACGACTTTTGTTCCTCGTTTTTCAAGGTCTTTTTCAGCGCTGTTAAAGGCGCCATCGACCAAAGCCATGATTTCTTCTTGACAGTCAAGTTTGCCAAGAATTCCAAGCATAGTAAAGATGTCATCACCTTTTAGCTCACGCATTTTTGTTTTTTTTGGTAGTTCAGTTACTTTTTCAGTCATCAATCAAAATCCTCCAATATTCTATTAAACTTCAAGACTAATTTCAGGATAGTAAATACGCGCCGGAAGCGTTAGGTCTTCCACTTGGTCTTCGTCAGCGTGTGCTTCAAAAGTCATCGCTACCACCGCTTCGTCATTGTCTTTTAACTCCATTTCAAGACCAGATGTGCAAAGCGCGTTATCTAAAACAACGATAATAGGGTCTTTAGTCCCTGAAATAGTACCAACAAGAGCGATATTTTTGAGGTAATCAGAATTATCAACTGTACCCTTGCTCGTGATAATTTTGTAGTTCGTTGGTGCTGTTTCCCCATCGCCAGATTTAACTTCGGCACCGAGAGCCAAAGCGATATTTTCAGCAGTTAACTCTTTGACGTTAGTTTCAAGTGTTGCATTTTGAGATTCAAGCAATTTTAAACCAACGGCTTTAGTTTTAACGCCGTCAACTTCGACCTCACGATAGTTTTTCTCGATAGTAACTTTGTTACCGTCTGATGTAGCACCGAGAAGTTCACCTTCCCATTTACTCGTTTCTTTATTCCATTCAAGGTTTTTAAAAACAGCGCCAGCGTCAACAATATAAGATTTTGGTGTGTTCTTTGTGTACCCAGTTTTACGTACAGCTTGTTTTGCCATTAATTTCTCCAATCTATAATCAAATAAAAACGCACGTCTCGACGTTGTAGCATGTCTGACCCTGTATCAGTCATGTTGCCACCCTCAAAACGCGCTCTAATGTAACAACTATCAAGCATTTCAGAATAGTTCCGTAATACTTGTTTTAATTCAGCTGTTTTGGTCTCAATTCGTTCGTCATTGCTGCCTTGATTATCAAAGATAGTTACGTCCAGATAAGCACCGTCGGCGTATTTGTCACGATTATCACTATCGTAGCTAAAAACCAGATAAGGATAAGTGATTTGTTGACTTGTGTTCTTTCTAAAGTAACTTTCAGCGATGACGTTTTGACATTGTGCCAATACAGCGGCAATAACTTCGTTCATTGTGACCTCTTTAAGTTAAATTTCTAAGACAATCTTCCAAAATTTCTTGGATTTGTGACTTATTCTGACGAAAAGCCTTACGCAAGAACTTAGTGGGTCTTTGTCCGTAAGTGAAATATGTCTTACCGTCTGCAGCTGTATACACCCAGCCACCTTTACGACCGTTCCCTTTCTCGGCAAATTCACCAGTACCGAATTCAATCCAGACTGCATACTCGCAATTGGTTCCGACGTACCCGACCAACTCGTCACGGTCAACGCGATAGTCAATACTATCACGCAAGGCTCCAGTATCTACAGGTGCCAAACCAACAGCTACACCCTCAACAAGCATGCAAGCTTGAATCAGGCCACGAATAGCCTGTAATTCAATTTCATGCTTAACTGCTGCTGAATTATCTTTAAATTCACTAGACATCAACCCACCGCCTTCAAAAAGATTTCTAAGTGGTCGTCTAATTTCATCGGATTATCAACGTAAGTCACTTCGTAATCTCTGTCTTTGAAACGAATACGGTCTGAAATGCTAATTTCTAGACTTGTATCAAATGTGATAATAACATGAGTGCTTTCCGCTGTGATTGCATTCTGACCATTGCTTTCTTCGCCGCTTAAAAAGTCAATCCAGCCATCAAAGATGCCAGATTCCTGAAAGTCGTGAATGATTTGACCTAGACTGTTTCTCTTACCTGTCTTATCGTATTTTAAAATTGTAAAAACAGACATCAAGACCACCTCAATTTCTTGTACTTCTTCAGGAAGCCTAAAAGCGTTGCTGGATAACCTTCTTGACTTTCTGACGCTGTGACATCGTAGTAAGTGACCGAGTGACGACTTATCGATTCCGATTTAACCCCAATTTTTCCAGCCATTTTAGAATCATATTGAATCAATTTCTTAATTCCTGCTAAGACGTCCGATGGATAGCTTATTTTAGTCAGAATCGCCTTCGTTGATACTTCAGCGATAAATTCTCCGTCAATCTTTAAAACGTCGCCAGAGGCTTCTAAGACGGTGTATAGACCATCGTTAAAATGACTATCATTTATTTCAATGGTATCTCCGACTTTGAAAATGTCTAGACGACCTTTAGAAACACGGATTTCATCATCAGAAAGCACTAAACCAGAGCACCTAAAGCGAACATTTTGGAAATTGTTGTTCGTTGACGCTCGAACCATCGTTTCAAGCCCATCACAATATTCTTGTGTTGCGTTCTTATCGATTTTTTGAGCGTCTTCAAGTGAAATAATCATATATGCCTCCAAAAAACAAAAGAGAGTAGCTGACTACTCCCCTTCTTGTTCTGCTAGCAAGTCAGCTAGCACTTCAGTACGTGCATTTTTCTTGTAATCTACGCCTAATTCGTCAAGTTTTGCCTTGATTTCATCACGATTAAGCTCTTTTTCAGGTTCTTCGGCTACTTCTTGCGGTGTTTTGCCTGCTTTTTTAGCTGGAAGCTGAATAAGTTCCTTGATAAGCACTGAGCCTTTGGCGTTTTCTCCCTTCAAGAAAGATTGTACACGTTTTTCATCAGGTTCATATCCCTCACGGGGATAAATAGCCCCGATTGGGTAAAGAACACCTTCGTCTTGTGAATCGATAAACGAATCAACAACAAGATAAAGTTTTTTCATCTAATCACTTCCTTAAACTGTTTCAGTAGCAAGTTTGTGGCGAATTGCTATGATACCAATATTTTTATTTTCGTAGACTTTAGACCAGTTATTAGCTGTAGCAAGCTCTGTATTAGATGGTGTCAATCCAGCTACAGTAGTGTCTGTGAATTTAACTCCGTATGGGTGAAATACGAAAGCGCGACGTGTGAATACTTCATCAACGCCAGCAGCCGCTTTACGATTAGTTTCGAAAGTTGTAAGGTCTGCTGGTGTTCCATTATTACGACCGAAAGCACCTTCTGCAAGCAAGTATGTAGTATATACATCATCGGCTGGTGCGTTGCTATCGTCAACGATGACACGGTATCCAAGATATGTTGGGATGTTGATAGTTGCGTCTGTTGGTTGAATGTAAACAATCAAGTTATCTTGTTGCAATTTAGTATATACAGCTGAGTGCATAACCATGACTTTAAGTTTATCGGCAGAATCACCAAGTAGTTGTTTGGCGTTAAGCACTTCTTTGGCTGTAATTGGTTTTGTCGCAATGTTTAGCAAGTGTGTAGAAGCAAGCGCTCCGTCTTCAGCAAACAAACCTTTAAGTACTGAAAGCAACACTTTTTGTTCTTGACGAACCCAATAGTCGCCGATTCGGTCAAGGATAGCTCGTGATGGGTCATCACCAGAAACGACAGCCGCCAACTCATTGACAGCCCAACCGCGACCACGATACATAACCGCAGCAACGTCTTTACCTGCTGTGATTTTACCAGTTGAAAGTTCTTTATCCTCGCCGAGAACTTCATCTTCACCGTCAAGGTCATTCCAGAACGGCATGTTAACGATTGTATTCCCTGCTGTAATCATTTTAGAAACACGTTCGTCCGCTACTGCAATACCGGAGTTAACAATTAGTGATTTTTGAGCTGTGTATTGTTGAATGTAGGCGTTGTAGATTTCTGGAGTAATAGTATCCAGAACTTTTGTAATTTCGTTTGACATTTAAATTCTCCTTTTATTTGCTCTGTTGTTGCAAGAACTGAGTCAAGACTTGTTTCTTTTGGTGGTTGTCCACCGCCTAATTTGGCGCCACCCAGCTTAGTGAACCCTTCTGGTTCTTTAGGTGGCTCTGGTGCTTGCTCAAAGAAACTTGGAAGGCTTGCTTTTAAATCCTTGATTTTGTTACCGAGGTCTTTCACATTGCCTTCGTCATCGACTTCAAGGTCGCCAAGTTTAAACATGAGATAATCAACATCAGTCCCTTTAGCGGCAGTCAAAGCGTCTTTGATTGTCTGTTTACGAGCGTTGTCTTTTGCTTCCTGTTCAAGTGCTTCGACTCGCTCTTTATAAGACTTCAGCTCACTTTGTAGCCCTTCATTGTCTTTGTTGTTCTTCTTCAAAGTAGCAAGTGTTGCATTGGCTTCGTCAAGCTGTGCTTCTGCCGCGGACAGTTTCTCTTGCGTAGCTTGTACGGTTTTGCCATGCTCTGCCATAATTTGATTGATAACGTCTTCGGACAATTCCAGAGACTGTAAGAATTCACGTTTCATTTCTTCTCCTTCTACGTCTGTTTAACGTGAGACGACCACGAGAATTTGAATAACGTTGACAATTTAACGCCTTGTCTTGGCGAAAGTCCTAAGTTGGATTCGAACCAACGATTGAGCTTTTGCGGAGCTCTGCCTTTCCTCTTGGCTACTAGGACACAAACAAAAAAGTCGTATTTCTACGACTTTTGGGTATAAAAAAGCACCATCGGTTAAGATAGTGCTTAATAATCAAATGTTTTATCATTTTGTTGATATTCTTCTTTGAGGTGTGGTTAGCTTGTCAGCTTTTAAATAATCTGTATTATTCGAAACAGAGAACTGACGCCTATCAATAGCTTTCGCCCATTCGTGATAATTCTTGACTTGAACAATCTCTCTTGTCTCATTATCACGTCTTAAACGCGTGTTTTTATCGTTATTCAAACGCGAAACGGTACGACAACGACAATTACAATCTTCGGCAGCAACACCAAACATGTGTGGTTGCTTGACTTTAAGACCACCAACCTCAAAATCTTCATCAGGTTTGACACGCTGACCGTCCAATTTTGCGTGGTCGCTACGAGTGCGATTATCAAGTGTTGAAATCCATTCTTTTTCAAACTCGACACCCAGTTTCATCGCTTCCATTTGCGACTTTTGTCTTGCGATTGCCTGAACTCGACCGGCTTCGGTGCGAGTTATGTTCAAGGCTCGACGATAAGAACTATAGCCAAGCTCTGCCAACCTAGCAGCAGTCTGCTTGTAGCTGTAGCCTAACAGAAATACTCGTGTAAGCTCTGATTTGATATTTGATTTCAATCGTTCAGCTACACCGTCGTTTAAACGCTCGGACAGCTTGTAATTGGCTACAGGCGTCTCGATAATTGTCTTCAATTCTTCGCTTTTTAGCATTGTGAAATTGATAGCTGTGTTCTTAGACTCGTATTCGTAAAAGAGCTCGTTATAAGCTATTTTCCCCGTATCCTCTAAATGGCCATTAATTTCCGTTTTAAGCCCTTGTTTTAGTTCCTTGGTTGATTTATCAAGTTGTTCTAAAAGGCTTGTCATACGGCTTAATTTTAGCTGTTCTGTGGACGATAGCTGTTCATAGCGTTGATAATCGACCAGCAAAGCCTGCTTCAGGTCCTTAATCGTGTCAACATACAAGCCATATAGCTGTTTATCGGTCTTCTTGTCCGACTTCGTCAATAGGTTCTCGATTTCCTGTTGGAATTGGTTTAGTTCCGTCATCGTCCACCTCTGTCATTTGGTTAAAATCAGACTTGTAAGCTTGCTCACCAAGCGCTTTCTCGACTTCGTCCGGGTCAACTTCTAGGATTTCAGCTAACAACTCTAAAACTGTACGGTCATCTAAGCGAGGAGCGACAGTCATGACGTTATTAATCAATACTTGCTTAGTGTCAGCCTCTGTTTTAGCAACAGTTGCGTTATCAGTCTCGTTTGCCATGACCGAACGTGTGATAGTCACTTCGATATCTGACGAATCGAATGCTTTTTCATTTAATTCATTGATATTTTGAACAATCAAGTCAAGCATTTGCTTAATAACCGCTCTTAATCGAACTTCAGTCTTGTTACATTTTAGGTCTAGCAAGCTGTAACGAGATTTAATCACAATGTTCGTGATATTGCCGTCGCCAATTTGCGAGCTATCAAAGCCCATACCAAACTTATAAATCCCCTCTTTATCGATTGACAACTTAGTTTTACGAGCTTCTACCGGAATATCAACCGTTTGAACATCAACACCGCCATCTTCATCAACACTAACAGTCTTTTTAGATTTCAGGTTAGTAACCAATGTGTCTAGATTGTCGCCTTCAAATCCTCGAACAATGTAAATTGGGTGGTCAAAGTCAATTAAATTGTTAGACAACGAACAAGCCATCAAATCATAGTCATCAATCAAGTCTTTAATAGGCTCTAAATCAGTCTTCTCACGCTTGTTATTGGCCAGCTTGATAAATGGCACTTGGCCATAGCCTTTGCCGTAGTAGGCGCCGTTTTCGTCTTTAGCGAGCTGATGAAAGGCTGGGTTCACCTCGACGGATTCATCTAGCTTCATTTCACCCTCGTTGACACAAACAAAGTAAAATACCTGTTCTTTCGTCCAAAATTGAGCACGAATGACATTCTTGACCTCACTCTTAACTGTGATTTGGTCATCATAGTAGTAAATCATTTGGTCAATAGCCAAGTTCTCGTCGTAAATTGGAATGGTTTTGAGTGCGTCAGCTGTTTTGAATCTGATTTTACCTTTTTCATCAACACTCCAAAATACGTACTCATAAGATTTCTGACTTGCGCCCTCAACAAGCTCTTGTAGCATAAGTTGAAAGTCATCATCGATGTATTGTTCAAGATAGCTTTGCAACTCTAGCTGGTCTGTTGCGAATTCAACAGGATTAGAAAGCAAGTATTGGACTTTCTGGTCAACGAGTTCAGTAAAGAATCCATGTGAGATTTTGGTGTTAGCTCGGTATTCTTCCTCTTTTAATTGACCGTTGCTGTCAAAGAAAAACAAGCGTGTGTCTAAGATGTCATGACGTGAATCATAATACCGAACGCCGTCCCTCATTTTCCGCTTTAAAGCACTTGCTCTGTCGCTATTAATCAAGCTTTTGATTTCAGTAGCAAGCATTGAAATGTCGTTAGTTTGTAACATTATATGCTCCTTAATATAGCCAACCTTTTGATTCGACACATTGCAAAGCATAGCGCAAGGCGTCCATCAAGTGATTATTTTTATCTTCTGGTTTATTCAACCAATTACCTTCCTTGTCTTGTTGGTAACAATAGCTGTAAAATTCGTCCATGATGTGAGTACAAGACGAATGTACAATAATTTGATAGCCTTGTAACTTCGAAATACCTGCCATGATTGAATCTTTACCTTTGCGACTAGCTTTAACACGTCTCAAACCATGTTCTTGTTTAAGCTCTTCAATCAAACGTGATTCTGCACAATCTGCAATGATAGTCGCTTTCTGATAACCTTTTGATACAATCAAATCAGCCACTTCACGAGTGAATAGACCGACTTGATAAGCTTCGTCAAAGATGTGTATTTCCTTCGTCTCATCATTAATCAAGCAAGCCACAAGCGCTGTAGGGTCGTGAGTAAAACCAAAGTCAAGGCCAAGCGCCAGTTTATTATTTTTGTCTTTAAGCAACTCGTCTTTATCAAAATCTTCAACTCTGACGTTCTCAAACACCAATCCTTCAGCTACGCCCCACTCACCATCACAAACGATACGAGCACGTCTTGGGTTAGTGATGTACAGGTCTTCATAGCGCTGTCTATCGACCTCATCTAACCACTCATTACACTTATAAGTAGTGGTCAAAGCTAACGTGTCAGCCCGCTGTGTATCCTTATCAAAAAAGACTCGTTTTAACCAGTGCCTTTCGTTCCACGGGTTAAATGTCACTGTTATCTGCTTAAAAAAGTCAGGAACATTCAAGCTACCACGAATAGATTCGACAACTGTACTAAATTTGTCTTCTGTTTCAATTTGATAAGCTTCCTCGAACCAAGCCCAGCATAGAATCCCGACGTCAACAGTAATAGACGTGATTTTCAACTCATCGTCAAGACCTCGAAACAGAATCTTTTGACCTGTCTTCTTTAAAGTGATTTCAGGCAAGCTTTCGTTGAATTTAAAAAGGTGTGTAACCTTTAATTGATTACACGCCCATTTAAAATCTGTATAAGTTGACTGCTTGTTAGTATTTGAGTACCTGCGGACTACCAACAAGTTAGCCCACGGGTATTTCAAAAGCCTTGTGATGAAATTCAGCGCTGTAGTCTTAGATTTCTTCGAACCACGAGAACCTTTGACTACTCTGTAGAAGTTCTTAGACCGCCAAAAAGCGCCATAGCCACCACCGACCATCTTAGGAAGGTCAACCATTACGTTAGTCTGCGATGTCGTCTTCATTAGCGAACACCACCGTTCCCTGTACTTCGACTTCCTGTTTATCAGTCCATAATCTATAGCGTTTACCGAGAAGCTCAGCGGCTTTGATTCGGTCTTTGGCGCTGACCTCAATATCGGTCAATTCTTGACCTAACTCACCAACACCAATGATAGTCTGCTCTGTTTCTTCGCCACGCATGACTGATGTCAAATATTCTAGAACTTCTTGTTGGTCAGCGACCTTTTGGGATTGTAATTCAGCTAGCCGCTCGCTTATATAAGTTTTTATTCCAACATTTTCCAACAATTTATGAGATTGTGCTCTGGCGTAATTCTCGCTGTAACCAGCTTTTGTTGCTGATTCCATAGCATTCCCAGAGATGATGTACTCATCTGCAAATCGTCTCTGTCTTTCATTTAGTTTTGTGATTTTCCATCACCTCCCAATTCAAAATAAAAAAGCCACACATTTGTGTGACTACATATTCCTTTGAACCTTTACACTCTTACATCAAAGGAGAACGACAAGAGAAGGATTTGAACCTCCAATCTCTGAGTTATCAGCCCAGCGTTTTGCACATGCGTTTCTTTTTTTGATACGTCTATCAACTGTCCACGCTTTATAACTACCTTGTCAATAGAAACAGCAGGATTCGAACCTGCACCTACAGATTAAAAGTCTGTCGCATTACCTCTTTTTGCTATGTTTCCACCAACCAACAGTGCTGCTAGCTTTCGCATTACGGCAAGCTCCTGTAGATTGTGACGCAACTCTTTATCGTTAAAACACAGGTGACAATGTTGCGCCTTATGTTATTTTTTCTATAATATAATTTTAACACTCAAAATCGTTATTATTCTAGCGTTTTTCTTGCACTTTTCTCCCAATTCTAAAGACCAACAGCGAACCGTTTCGGTAATTTTCTGCAAATTCAAGAGCTCCACGTTCTAACATGCGATAAAACTCACTTTCCGAATAACCTAGCTCTGTATAAATAATATAATCAGACTTAATCTGCCACTTGAAATACTTCTCAATCAAAATTTGTCTAACATATGGGTCGATAATACGATTGATAGCTTTCGTAATTGCTTGCATTTCGTCCCAAGCCGCTACTCGTCTTGTTACTTGTGTTTCTGTTTGCTTACTATTACTAAAACTTGTCGCTTTTGGCTCTAATGAGTAAGTCGCTGTGATTTTAGGAGTGTATTCCTCGCCAGCCATGCGCGAATAACGACGATAAAGAGATAAAACCTCATATGCGTTTCGTTTAGTTAAAGACTTATCAATTTCTTTAAAGAGTCGCATGCACTCAATCTCCTTTCACATCATATCACCTAAATTATTCAATCTTTTTCGTCATAAATCGTCATCCAATCTTCTTTTTCAGTGGTCTTGCCACACTTAGAACATTTAACACCGTCATAATAAATACCAGGCACTCCATGCCAAAGTATTTTTTCCTCAACATAATGATGTTTGCAAAAGAATTGACGTACACTTTGTTTTAACCAATGACATGCTTTTTTGACTTTATATTTTAAAATTTCCCACAAATCAAACATCGCTTACCTCTCAAATAATTCCAGAAACTCTTCATAGCTATTCAAAACTTTATAGCAACAATCACGCACGTAAACTTCACAGCCCTTATGCTCCGACCAATTGCCTGTTTCTTCGTCAAAGACTTCAAATGTATCTTCTGCTATTGA